TAATCTTCTTTTGTATCATCATAGAATATTTTATTGAATATTGTATATGGATTAATTATTCTAGTGAGTTGTTTAGTCTCTGTGTCATAGATGTGAAAACCTTTTTGTTCATTATAATCACTCCACATCATTTCATATGGTGTCCCTAGATAATATATCTGACCATCATCTGACTTTTTGTGATAGTGTCCACTAAAAACTGTATCAAACTTTTGAAATGTTTTTACATCAAGACCATGTTCAGACTTATGACCACTATGCATTTCAAAACCAGCAATCTCAAAATGACCCATCATTGTATCTGATTTTGATTCGTCCATCATACCAAAAGAGTAAATCTCATTTTGAGTATTAATCCAAGGCATCATCAATATTTGTTTACCACCAAAGTTTACTTCTTGGGCTTCAGAATATAGATGTATATTATCATGTCGATTACCAAGAAGTTCATTTAGAGAGTTCAAGTCATTTGTATTTCTAAAATATATATCATGATTACCAACTAGTATATGTAACTGTATTTCTAGTTGTACAAATGGTTGTATAAATCTTTCTCTAAAATCTTTTAGTATACGATATGATGCATACTTTCTTCTATCCATCAAATCACCTAAGTGAATACAATGTTTTATATTATTCTGATGTAGGTATGGAAAAAATACACCCTCATAGAAATTGTAAAAGTATTCGTTAAAATTTAGATTATCGTTTCTTGCACCAAAATGTGTATCAGCTAATAATGCAATCTTCACTCATTAGACTCCATAAAATTTTCTAATCCCTCAGCCTTACTTGATTGTTCT